AGCATCGTAAACTAACTTGTTACGATAACGGCTCATGACCTCTTTGAGGTATTGTTCTGCCTTTACCTTAGGAAGATTACCAACATCAATGTAGAAAATTCTTCTTTCTGGAGCACGGGATAATCTATAGATAACTAGACTATCTTCAATCATGCGAAGTTGATTGAGTGCTTTGATAGACTTGTGCAAGTACGAAAGAATCGTTTGCTTATTTCTATCAACCAAACCAGAGTGGCAGAATGTGATTGAATCTTTTGCAATCTTTACGGGTTTTCCAGACTTACCGAAAGGTTGACCAATGGCACCAATAGTATTTTTCTTCTGAGAATTTCCTGGTTCGTAAACGTAGTACTCTTCAATCTGTGGATTTTCTGTGAGTTCTGGACGTTCACTATTTTGAATTCTGTTGACAGTTCCTTGAAGGGTTTTATCTTCCTTCATTTTCCTGACATACTTGATCTTCATTGGGTCAATATATCTGACCTCTTGTAGACCATCAGAAGGATTATTGGTATCAATTACCTTATGGTAAAAGATGCGGCCATCAACATACCAATTACGCAAAATCTCATGACACTTCTTATCGAAGTTCATGAGTTCTTTAACCGCTTTGAATTCTTCTCTAATAAGTTCTTTCAACTTATCAGACCCAGGCAGATTCTCTAGATCAATCTGAACAGGAGAATCATTCTGATCCGAAACAATTGCTTCGTTAATAATATCCTCAATAGCATTATCCACCTCTGGGTGCAATGCCATTTCACGATATCTTTTGATTAGATCGTATTCAGATTTGTAAACACCATCGATGTCTACATACTGCCCATAAAAGCCACTAGATACATAATAATCCGACGAATCCTCGTCGGACCTAGGTACAGGAGAGACGACCCCCTTTGCAGAAGAGTCGTCTTTCTGTATTTTAAAACCAAATAAT